ACCTTTTGGTCGCCACCCACTACAACCAAAGAACCGCCAACAGGAACAGGTGCAGACTTAACAAGGTAAACACTGTCTTCTGCTCCTGATGTGCGACCTGATGCGTCAAGCTGCACGTCCACAAGAATCTGACTGGTTACAATGTTAGATACACTCAACCCAATGACGGTAATCTCTGTTGATGCTCCGCATGTCAGTATAGTCACTGGCGAAGTGCCTACACCTGTCTGCGTTTCTGATAAAAATGCGTTTGCCATTTTTTACTCCAAGTTTAGTATAATTATACCATATATCACTTTATTTGTCAAGCACTATTTACCCTAATGCAATGGCAAAAGCCAATGCCGATGGGTCAGTTTCAGTTACATTCTGGAAGGACAACGTACCAGAGCCGTTGGTTGTAAGCACCTGATTGGCTGAACCATCCGAAGATGGGTATATCAGACCCTGAATAGTAACATTGCTGTCCACTACAATTCGGTCAGTGTTACCTGACTGCAATTTCAAGCTACCTGTACCTGCATCATTAATACGGCTGTTAGCCCCATCGTGGTAAATCTCAAGGTCATCGCCTGTACCCAACCTAATCTTATTGTTGTCGCCCATGTCAAGGTCGTCATTAAGATTGAGTGTACCCTCTAGTGTAGAAGTGCTTTGTACTTCTAGTGTAGTAAATTGTGCAGTGCTGCGTACACTAGCACCAATAGCAGTACCGTCAATGTTACCACCGCTGATGCTTACGCTACCACTATCTTGAGTAGCGATTGAACCCAGACCAAGTGATGCACGAGCAATACCACCAGATTCTGTTACAAAGTTAGTGCCATTACCTACAATGATGTTGCCATCTGTTGGTGTAAGACCTGCGATATCCGCAAGTTGCGCATCATAGGCTTGGACATCAGTGCCAATAACAAGACCAAGTGTGGTACGAGCCGCTGAAGCATCAGCGTCATCAACCAGACTGCGACCAAAGGACGTAAAGTCAGTGACTGCGTATGTATCGCTTGCCGTAGTATAAATAATTTTATCGGCAGCAGTAGTGAGGCCAGCAATAGAAGCAAGACCTGCGTCATAGGCTTGGACATCAGAACCAATAGATACTCCCAAAGATGCACGTGCAGTGCCGCCAGACTCAGCTACAAAATTAGTACCGTTACCAACGATGATGTTACCGTCAGTTACAGCAAGGCCAGCTACATCTTGAAGCTGCTGGTCAAGCCGTGCATTAGCTACAGTACCAGTAAGTTGAGAAGCGTCAATGCTCTTGTTAGTCAGTGTCTGTGTGCCAGTAAGTGTAGCTACAGTGCTGTCAATCGCAAAGGTCACAGCATTGCCAGAGCCGCTGGTATCAATGCCCGTACCTCCCGTGAAGGTCATTGTCTCACTATCAAGGTCAATGCTTAATGCACCGCCTGTATCAGCTTGAAAATCTAAATCTTGTGCAGTTACCTGACTATCTACGTAGGCTTTAATTGACTGTTGGGTTGCAAGATGAGTGGCACTGTCTGATGCCATATTGTCTTCATCTTTAATGGAAGTTCCACTTATTGTACCATTCAGTACAGCACTTGTCAAGGTTTTATTTGTAAGTGTCTGTGTGCCAGTAAGAGTGGCTACTGTGCTATCAATAGCAAAGGTAACAGCATTGCCTGAACCGGATGTGTCAATGCCTGTGCCACCTGTAAAGGTAAGTGACTCACTGTCAAGGTCAATGTTAAGTGCGCCGCCCGTATCTGCTTGGAAGTCCAAATCCTGTGCAGTAACCTGTGCGTCTACATATGCCTTAATGGATTGCTGAGTAGCCAGTGCAGTTGCACTGTCAGAAGTCATAGCATCTTCGTCAAGAATATCTGTGACAGTTGTAGTGGGCATTGCAATGCTATCTACATATGCAACACCGTCAATATACAGGTCTTTGAACTCTTTTCCACTAGCACCTAAGTCAATATCATTGTCCGTGGTAGGTTCAATCACACCGTCTTTAAGCACAAACTGTTCTGTTGATGTGCCAGAAACATCAATGCTAAATTCAATTTGGTTGTTGCTGTCATCCACAACAACTTTGTTTTTGGGAGTGGTTACGCCGGGGTCGCCAATCAAACCAATGACTGGACCTTCGGCAGCAGTGCCATCATGTGCGTGGCCAGTTGTATTACTAAATACGTTTACAAGCTGGTCAAACTCGTCATTACTGTCTGCGGCATTGATAATGTCGCCATCAGTATACGAGGATTGTCTAGTATAACCTGCCATTAGCGTCTTGCTCCTGCATCAAATTCTAGCTGAAAACCTTTGAGTGAGTATGGTGCTGATGTGCCTCTGTCGTTAACTCGTAGGGCTACAGCAAAGCCACTACCTTCAATCGGCTGCCTAACTAATGGGTTAGACTGACCACCGTATGTAGCTGTTCCGTAAGAGGATGTTCCATACACTGCAACAACAGTTGCGGTATCAAATGGATAAGCAGCGGGTCTAGCTACATTAGGGGATTCATAATCGTATCGCACAAACAAATCCGCGTTAACTGCAGCTTCAGGTGCATAGTTAATAATTACACGCTGAAATGTTTTGCGAATACCGGCATCGCCCATTGACAAATCGGGTGACCTATATTTACCCGTAATCACATTCCCGTCAAAGTCGTTACCTTCTTCTTGCTGGTATACATAGCCATCAAAATCGCCATGAAGAATAATACTGTCGCCATCATCTACAATAAAGTCTGTGCAACTTGGACGAATACCGCGAAGGTCAGCAAATTCGTAACGCTCCCCTTTTCTTACGCAGATAACACCTGTTGTGTTTCCTCTGGTCGTATTTGAGTTAGAAAAGAAAATCCGATACTGTGTTTTATTTGGTATCACCACACTTTCAAACTCGTCCACATCGGACAAATCTGAAAACCGTCTTTGCACCGCACGACTAATTGTCCCAAGTTCAACGTCATCAATGCGTTCAGTACCGGCAATTGTGCGCAGACCATCCGGCCCAAGAAAAACAATGTCACCAGCAAATTCTTGAATGGTGTTGCCATTAAGACAACCAATCTCACGAGTTACTGGCTGTAGAACAAAATCGGCAGAAGTGTTTCCTACCAACTTAAAGATGCGTTCTTCACAGAAAATATACAGTGCTTCACGAAAAGGAAACAATCCTGTAACTACGCTGTCTACCGCAATAGAACCAGCACCATTTGCAACATTAAAATCATCGTCTGTGTAAGGTGCGGTAAAAACAATCTCTTGTGGGTTACTTGACATACCCGCAAAGAACAAGGCGTTTTTAAATCCCGTTACAATGCTGGGGTCTGCAGGTGCGTCTGTCGCATTCAGGTCAGTAACAGTTGTGTTGTCATACTTACTAGCGTTGTTTGCGCCATCTGCCCACACAATATAGTCAGTGCCAGCTAGATTGTAACGAAAGAAAGAATACTTACCTGCGCTTGTTCTTCCACTATCAATAGATGTCCAGCTACCAGTTGTGCCACCTTTATATACGCTTGTTCCACGTGCCGCGATTACATTTCCCTTGAAATACGCTGACATTAAAACAGGTTCAGTAGCAGAAGCCGTCTGCGGAACAATGTTGCTGTTCCATTTAGTATAGCCAGAAATGCGTCTGTATCCACCACGAATGTCCGGCTCAAAGTTCTGCAGTTCAAGTGCCATACCGGGCTGCATAGCAAATGTAGACTGGTCTAATACAAGTCCACCCTCACAGGCAAAGACGTATGGGCTGAGTCCAGATTCGTCTGCCATGTGTTATACTCCTGATGGGAACAAAGAAGTGCCGTAGCGTTGTGACCGTGGTATGTAAGTAGAACGAATATAGTTAAAGTTTCTATTCAAGAACAGGCTTTGCATGTGCTTAATGCCCTCTTCAAACCGGGCAAAGTTAATGCCATACTGCTGTGCTTCTCCACGATACTGATAGCCATAAGCAGTTGCACCATCCACAATAACCTGCCTAAATTGTTCAGGAATAGTTGGAACGTCAGTTTCGGCACTTAGAGAAGTTGGTTTAGTGTATGCATCATATTTAAGTGTATACGCTTTGTCTGGATACGGATACAAACCATAATTATTGTCAGGTGTTCTGAATACATAAATAGGCACACCGCCTACGTCCGATGTGCTTTCTTGGTCAATAAACTTGTCTACATATTCTTTGTAGTCTAACTCTCTAAGTGTAACACCAGCTACGCCAAGAGAGGCATCTTTGTTAATTCTAAATGTTTCGTAATCAACATTGTAAATGGAAGCACCGATTGTGTAACGTATAGTATTTGCTACCAGTGTTTCTGTTTGTTCTGCGTGGCTAAATGACCAGCCAAACTCTCGTTGAAAAATATAATTGATGGCATCGTTTACCGCGTTCTTACATTGAGTTTGAAACCCACGAGAACTGCCAAAGTTTGCCGCAGTCAATGCAACTTCATTAAACCGCGCAAGAACTTCATTCGTTATGTCAAGATAAGTGTATGCCATTTGAAATCCTCAAAGGGTAGGAGAGGGCTAGTTTCCCAGCCCCCTCACTTTATTTAGGCGAGTGTGTCGCGGTCTACTTCGTTAGCAGAAGTGTCACCCTGTGAACTTACATCCATCATGATTGCGTAAACACGAAGTTTACCAGCCGTGAAGGATGCGCCAGTACCTGCAAAGGTCAGGTCCAGAGTGTCGTCAGAGGCGAGAACTACATCAGCAGACACAGTGACGCTAGGTGCATAAGCACCGTCAGCAGCACCGTCAATGTCAAATGCAGTTACGTACTCATCTGGGTCAGCCGCACCAAGAGTTACGGTTGCATCTGTACCTGTGTTCATGGTTGCACTTTCAACAACTTCCACACCAGCAGCCATGATTTTGGTGCCAGCAGGAATGGTGATTGCCTGAACAACATCACCGGCAGACGGGTCTAC